GATCCCCGCTCATGCTGTCGCTATATGTTTGTAGGTTGTGGTTCAGGTATCCACAACAACCTGCACAGGGTCTTTCCCCTGCGGCCTACGCGTCAACGGTCTCTTACCGTCGATCACGTCGAGAGCGAGCAAGCTCGCAAACTACTCAACCCGTTGGATTCTGGTCCGGTCACGTCGCCTAGTGCTACCAAGCAGAGTCATGTGATTGCCGAATTCCACAACGCCGACGCCTTACACGGTGCACGCACCGTTGCGTTTAAGAGCCTTGTTGCTTCATTCCATCCGAGTCACACGTAACTAACTTTTCGCCTAAGCACCCGTGATCCCGCAGGGTGGGTGTTTTGTAGTATCTTGTCAGCAGGCTTATGGGTAAGCCTGCGAAACCCCGGTATAGCGGGGCGCTTGCTAGGCACCCCTCCCGGTACTGAATTGTTAAAGAGCTTGTTATACACTGTATAACATACCGAGCTAGCTCGGTGTCGATAGGCTGATCTCCCACCGACAAATACATTATAGCATAGACTGACCCTTATGTCAAGTCAATAGCTTCCGTTTGTGTGTCTGTTGTACCGGGCTGTGTTGGTGCAGGTTTGATGGCTTTCTTGACTCCCCATGCGTCCAATGCTGCGACCTCTTCGGCAGTCTCGGGCTTGGAACGGGTCTCAAGCAGCTTATAAGCCTTCCGGCTCACCAGCACTACGTTGTCCGATGCCATTGGCCTGGACATGTCCCTGCGAACAATGGCGATGAGCCTGTTGTCCTTGGGGTAGCTGTGCCTGTCATAGATCAGCGGCAGTCCCAGCAGTGGGCACCGTTCGGGGAACAACCGATCCCCGTGATGCTTGATGAGCAGGTCCTCGGTGTCGAACTTGCCGTATCTTGCGACGGTGCCAGACCCCCGGACAACGTCCCTGCTATAGGCAGCACTCTTTGCACGTTGTACCTCACCCACCAAAGCACGCCACCGTGGGTCGTGCTTGTATTCGGCAGGCTTCGCGCGGCCTTCGGCCTCGGTACCGCCCATGGCGCGGCGCACCACAAGAGGGGACACCTCGAACAGTTCAGCCACAGCGGGCACGACTTGGAACTCCTCCAGGCCGCTGCGCTCCATGATCTGGCGCACGGTCTCACGCAGGCCCAGGTCCCTGATCTCGGTCCACACGTTGTTGGGGGTGACCTTGTGTATGGTGTCGATGGCGCTCTGCACGGTGTGCACCGTCAAGGGGTCCAGGGCTGTGATGTCGGTGGCGCCTGCGGCGCCCTGGAGCAAGGGTGTACAGTATTCACACAAAGCATAGGCGGTGCCCGCAATGAAGTAGACTGTCCGGGAGCCGGGAGGAGTGGCGCGGGGCACGGGCTTGTTGTGCAGGGTCTTGGGCACTTGGGGGTGGGGGCGGTAGACCCAGCGGGGAGAGCCTGTGGGCTTCGCCCGCAGAGCCACGCGTTGGAGCAGGGTGTCGATGTCGGCGTGCTTCATTTGTAGAGTGTGAAGGCTGAAGGGACGGCTATTGTACTACAAAAACGGACTCGGATGCGGGGGGATGTTCGGGAAGTTCCTATTGTTCGATTTATATGCGAATTTTAAGTGGTTGTGGGGGCTCAGGAAAATGGCAAATGTTCTGTAAAACTCTATGTTCTGGAAGTATGAATAGCTCCACGGCAAGTAAAGAGACTTACATCTCACTAAATATCACTCCTCCCCATATATATTCTCACTTATATGAAGTTGTATTAGGGAAATCCTTACCTACCTACCTATATTCTTTTTAAAAAATAATAGAACAACGGAACAAAAGCGAACTTCTCTTTTGAAATCAAGCACTTGCGTGCTCGCGGACCTACCGAACATGGCAGAACAATAGGAACATGCCACCCGCGTGCTCGTAAGGCTGCTCGCGGACTCGTTTGGGGACCGGATCTCAGCGTGCGGGGGCGATGTTATACAGTGTATAACATTTGTAGAAATGCTTTTCGGGGGTTCGGCGCTGCCCAGGCGTGCGTTGTGCGTTGCGCTCGCGTACAGGCGCGGCCTCCTCGCGTACTCGCGTGCCGCTCGCGTGCTCGTTGACATCCGGTCCCGACCGGGCACAAAAAAGCCCGCAGGGCGCGAACCCTGCGGGCTGTGTGGCAAACCCCGGCTCGCGCCGGGGTAAGTATCGTTAGGACTTCCTGATGCGCCGCAAGCAGGCGATCATTTCGAGTCCAGCATCCTTGAACCGATCAACGTCCGCGATGTCTACCATCTTGGTCGCATTCGCAACCCATCCCTGGATTGTGACAATCGGATCCGCCGATTCCGCCGGAGCTTGAGTCTTTGCCCCCTTAGGCTCCCGGGTCTTTTCGACCCCATTGGCTTTGTCGATGTATACCCGAATTCGGGACATCATCGGACCGTCGACCAACTGCATGTATTCCCTGCGCTGGGTCTTCAGAACATCGTCGTCAATATCCCGCAATTGATCGCGGGTCAGTGCGAGGAGGTTTGCCACGGTCCATTTGTTCGATCCCTTGGGAGCTTCTTCAGACACGGACCCTGGAACGATCGACTGGAACGTCATAACTTTCTTAGATGCGCTAACACCCTGGACGATGAAACCCCTAACTTGATTGTGGACCGACTGGTCCCAAAGATCGTTCGGGTTATTTTCCGTGGACTTGACCAACATCCCGCTGACGATACCTGCTTTGGCCAGTGCCCTACCGGCCCGGGACCATTTGTCCCTTGCGGTATGCTCGGATGCTGCGGCATCCGAGATAGTTGCTGCGATAGGGGTCAGATCGAATTTAACTTGCGACATGGTATGTGCTCCATTGGTTTGTCGCCCCTAGTACGTCTAGGTCCGGTAGGATTCTGTACCCTACATTCTAGGGAAACCGGTGTTTTTGATGTTAAACACCGTATAACAGACCCCACCCATCCCCGACCCCCCGCTGGCAGTTTGGAGTCCCGCGCGCTCGCTGCGCTGTATTCCGCACAAACGAAGACCAAAAACTGTGAAACCCCCATTAACACTATACAAACTATAGGGGGCCACTAGGGACTACAAAAACTAAGGGCCACTATGAACTATACAAACTAAGGGAGGAAGGAAAGAAGAAAGGGGGTAGGGGGTACCGAAATAGGAAACCACCCCCCAAAGGGGACCCAGAGAACCTACCCCGTCAATGGGACCCAAAGAACCGTGGTTGACGCGAGACTCCTCAGTGCAGTAGTATTGGGGAACGCCAAGGTGCGGCGCGGGAAGCCACCATCCATGATCGAAGCTCCACTCGACGATTTCATCCCCCTTCCGACCGGTGCAAAGACTCTGAGCACTGCCGAATACGCCACCCTTCGGGCCAAGGCTCAGGCTGCATGCCAGACCGCTTCCGTGCTGCTCGACGAGGGGTACGAGTCTGAGCCCCCGCAGGCAGAAGCCCTGCGTCGCCAAGCGGCGGATGTGCTCAAGTACGTCAACGCAGGTCAGGCTGCTCCCACGCAGATCATGACCTCTCCGGAGGGTGCGCTCTACATCGACCGGATCCTGACGCAGTACGACATGGAGGTGGTGCGCGACGCCAAGCGCTTGCGCAACTACGTCACCAACAAGTTGATCCTGGAGACCGAGAACCCCGACGCCAAGACGCGCATGCGTGCTCTGGAACTGCTTGGGAAGGTCAGTGACGTGGGGCTGTTCACCGAGCGCACGGAGATCACCGTCAACAACCGGTCCACGGTCGAGCTTGAGAACACACTGCGGGACAAGCTGCGCCGCCTGATGGGCGCAGACACTGCAGAGGACGCCACCATCCTGGCTCCGCCCATCGAGACCACTGCCCCTATCGACGTTGATACAGCTTTGGCGGGGCTGGAGTGAGCACAACTCTGACCGTGCCGGAGATCCAGACCCTGATGGCAAACATCGGGAAGCTGACTCCTGCCGAGCAAGAGCAGTTGATGAGCGTTGTGGAGGAGTTGGAGCGTCGAAAGCATGCGAAAGCCTGCAGAGATGACCTCTTAGCCTTCTGCCAGCACATGGATCCAACGTACATCGTTGCGACCCACCACAAAAAGCTCGCAGAACTGCTGACCAACATCGCCTACGGACACAAAGATCGCATCGCAGTGTCCATTCCACCCCGGCACGGGAAGTCCCACCAGATAAGTACGCTGTTTCCAGCGTGGTTTTTGGGTAAATTTCCCGACAAAAAGGTGCTGATGGTGTCCCACACGGGGGATTTGGCCGTAGATTTTGGTCGAAAAGTGCGAAACATCATCGCAGACCCGAAATATGCGTCCGTTTTCCCCGGAATCAGCCTCGCACAGGACTCAAAAAGTGCCGGAAGGTGGTCTACGAACCGTGGAGGGGAGTATTACGCCTGCGGTGTCGGCGCTGCCCTTGCTGGACGGGGTGCTGACCTGCTTTTAGTCGATGATCCACACTCGGAACAGGATCTTTTGGCAGGAAACTTCGAGGAACTTGAGAAAACGTATCAGTGGTTCGCCTTCGGCGCACGTACTCGTCTGATGTCAGGGGGCAGAATTGCAGTGGTTCATACCCGCTGGCACCAAGATGACCTGATCGGGCACCTCGTCAAGGACGGTGCCAACAATCCCAAGGCCGACCAGTACGAAGTCTTCGAGTTTCCGGCCATGTTGGAGACCGCCAGCGGGCTCAAGGCCCTCTGGCCTGAGAAGTTCGATCTGGAAGCCCTGGAGCGCACCAAGGCGTCGATGCCTGCGTACCAGTGGAACGCACAGTACATGCAGAACCCCACGGGTGAGCAGGGTGCGATCATCCAGCGGGACTGGTGGAGGCCGTGGAAGAAGGACGCTGCACCACAGTGCGAGTACCTGATCATGGTGCTGGACGCAGCGGCGGAGAAGAACAACCGTGCCGACTACACAGCGCTACTGACGTTTGGTGTATTCAGTGACGACGAGCTTACCAAGGGCGAGCCGCATATCATCCTGCTGAACGCCATCAAGGTGCGTGTGGAGTTTCCTGAACTGAAAGATCTTTCCATCCGTGAATGGAAAGATTGGGAACCTGATTCGTTCATCGTTGAGAAGAAGTCCAGTGGCACGCCGCTGTATCAGGAGCTTCGTCGCTTGGGTATACCCGTGCAGGAGTTCACGCCACACAGGGGTACCGGGGACAAGGTTGCACGCATAAACGCCGTGGCCGACGTGATTCGCTCCGGTATGGTGTGGTACCCCGAGGGACGGCGGTGGGCTGAGGATGTGATCGAGGAGTGCGTGGCGTTCCCGTTCGGGTCCAACGACGACCAAGTGGACTGCGTATCCATGGCGCTTGCGCGGTTCCGTCAGGGTGGGTTCATCGGCCTGCCGTCTGACTATCAGGACTACACTCCAGCCGCCGCACGCCGCACGGCGTACTACTGACCCCCAGCACTGCCATGACCGACTTCTCCGGTGCCAATCAGCTTATCGACCGCCTCACATGGCAGTTGAAGAACTCTGGTATGACCGGGGACGTGCGCCAAGCCGCGTTGGACATCCTCAAGAGCCGGGGGCATGTGAATGACAAAGGCGAACTCACCGAAGCAGGCAAAGCCCGCAACGCCATGACAGCCGAGGAGCGAGCCTTGGACCGTGCCAAACGTGCGGGGCGTACAGGGTCATTGACCTACAACCCCCAGACCAACCGTGTGACGCGTCGCTGAGAGCGACGTACTGGAGCCCACCATGGCAACAAATATTGACAAAGCCCTCCTTGCCAGTCCCACGCCGCTGATGGGACTTGCCAACGAGCCTGCCATCGAGATTGAGATCGAGAACCCAGATGCTGTGACCGTCGGTGTAGACGGCATGGAGATCACCCTGGAGCCTGGGAGTGACAGCCCGGAGGACTTCGATGCCAACCTCGCAGAGTTCATGGACGAGGGCGCACTGCAGACGCTGGCTGGGCAGTTGATCAGCGACGTCGATGAGGACCTGCAAGGGCGCAAGGACTGGGAGAGGACGTACTCCGAAGGGCTGAAGCTGCTGGGGCTCAAGGTCGAGGATCGCACCGAGCCGTGGTCAGGCGCCTGTGGGGTTTTCTCACCCATCCTCACCGAGGCGGTGGTGCGGTTCCAGAGCGAGTCGATCACCGAGACGTTCCCGGCGCAGGGGCCGGTGAAGACCAACATCATCGGGAAGAAGACACGGGAGAAGGAGGACGCTGCGGCGCGTGTCAAGGACGACATGAACTACCAACTGACGGAAGTCATGACGGAGTATCGTCCGGAGCACGAGAAACTGCTGTGGAACCTGCCTATCGCTGGTTCGGCGTTCAAGAAGGTCTACTACGACCCGAGCCTGGAGCGGCAAGTGTCGGTGTTCATACCGGCTGAGGATGTCATCCTGCCCTACGGTACGTCGGAACTGTCGTCGTGCCCACGGATTACGCACAGGATGCGTAAGAACAAGAACGACATCACCAAGCTGCAGGCGGCGAAGTTCTACCGGGACGTAGATCTCCACGAGCCCGGGAAGGACATCACTGAGATCCAGAAGAGTAAGGACAACGAGACAGGGTTCTCCGCGTCCTACGACGACCGATACCTCCTGCTTGAGGTGCACGTAGAGCTTGACCTGCCTGGGTTCGAGGACGAAGAAGACGGTGAGCCCACGGGCATCGCGCTGCCCTACGTCGTCACGATCCTGAAGGACACCCAGGAGATCCTGTCCATCCGCAGAAACTATCTGGAGGATGACCAGACGCGGCAGTCGCGCCAGCACTTCGTGCACTACCAGTACGTGCCCGGGTTCGGAAGCTACGGGTTCGGCCTGATCCACCTCATCGGAGGCGCGGCCAAGAGCGCTACGTCGCTGACCCGGCAACTGGTGGATGCGGGCACGCTGGCGAACCTGCCCGGGGGCCTGAAGGCTCGGGGGCTGCGGATCAAGGGTGACGACACTCCCATCGCTCCGGGCGAGTTCAGGGACGTGGACGTGCCCAGCGGGACGGTGCGTGACAACATCATGCCCCTGCCCTACAAGGAGCCCTCACAGACGCTCCTGGCCCTGCTGAACGGCATCGTGGACGAGGCTCGGCGGTTCGCAGCCACTGCGGACATGAAGGTCAGCGACATGAGCGCCCAGGCCCCGGTGGGTACCACCCTGGCCCTGCTGGAGCGGCAGTTGAAGATCATGAGTGCGGTCCAGGCGCGGATGCACTTCGCCATGAAGCAGGAGTTGAAGCTCCTGGCCGCGATCATCAGGGACTACACCGACGAGGACTACAGCTACGAGGCTGAGTCCCCCGAGGGCGCCCGGGCCAAGCGCAGCGACTATCGCTACACCGAGATCATCCCGGTGTCGGACCCGAACGCGGCCACCATGAGCCAGCGGCTGGTGCAGTATCAGGCGGCATTCCAGATGTCGCAGAGTGCGCCTCAGGTCTACAACATACCCCGGCTGCACCGACAGATGCTTGAGGTGCTGGGGATCAAGAACGCCGACAAGCTCGTCGAACTGCCGGAAGACCGCAAGCCCACCGACCCGGTCACGGAGAACATGGACGTGCTTCGCATGAAGCCGCTGAAGGCGTTTGCGTACCAAGACCACGAGGCGCACATCGCCACGCACCAGTCGTTCATGCAGGACCCACGGATCGCTGCGGCTATCGGTCAGAACCCCGCTGCGCAACAGATGATGGCTGCGCTCATGGCACACGTCGCAGAGCACACAGCGTTCGCATACAGGGCGCAGATCGAGATGCAGCTTGGGGTGCCGCTGCCCGCCATGGATGAGGACGATGAGGTGCCCATCAGCCCGAGTGACGAGAAGGCCATCGCGCCGCTGATCGCTGCCGCTGCACAGCGCACAATGATGCAGAACCAAGCGCAGGCTGCTCAGCAGCAGGCGCAACAGCAGGCGCAGGACCCGGAGATGCAGCTTAAGCAGGCTGAACTCCAGCTTAAGGAACGCGATAGCCAGCGCAAGGCTATGAACGACCAGTACGACTTCGAGCTTGGGAAAGCCCGCCTGGAGCTTGACCGCATGAAGACGCTGATCGATGCCAACAAAGGCAAGGAAGACCCCCAGCTTAAGGCCGCTATGGCGCAGCAGGAACTGACCCACAAGGAGCAGGTTCACCGTCAGAAGATGCGTCAGCAGATGCAGAGCGACGCCGTCAAGGCGCAACGTGAAGCTCAGAGAGCGGCGCAGCGGGCCGCGCAACCTAGCCCTGGGGTGAAGTGATGGAAGATACCAAGACTCTCGGAATCTTGCGCAAGAAGTTGCGCGAGCGTATGAATGACATCGCCGATACCGTCGCTGGTGGAGGCGCTAAAGATTTCGGTGAATACCGGAATCTCTGCGGACAGATACACGGACTGGCTGTCGCAGAGCGTGAAATCCTTGACCTACAGTCTGCATTGGAGCAATCGGAAGATGAGTGAACTTATCCTGTCGGACGGGAAAAACGAGACCGTCCTGCCTGAAACTGATGGAGAAAAGGCACGGCAAGTACCCGACCCTGTCACGTACCACCTCTTGTGCATGCTTCCGGAGGCTGAAGAGTCCTTCGACAGCGGCATTCTCAAGTCCGGTCAGACGATGCACTTCGAGGAAGTGCTGTCGCCCGTGCTGTTCGTCGTGAAGATGGGTCCGGACTGCTACAAGGACCCCCTTCGGTTCCCCTCCGGCCCGTCCTGCAAGGTGGGCGACTTCATTCTCGTCCGCCCCAACAGCGGCACGCGGCTGAAGATTCACGGGCGGGAGTTCCGCATCATCAACGACGACAGCGTTGAGGCTGTCATTCAAGACCCGCGTGGCGTGCAGAGGGGGTAAGCATGGACAGGCAAGAGTTCAAGTTTCCGGACGAAGTGCCGGTGAATACCAAGGAAGAGAAGGTTGACTTCGAGATCGAGGGCAACGACACCGAGGTCGAGGTGGTGGACGACACCCCTGAGGTGGACCGTGGTCGCAAACCCCTGGATCGTCCGGTCAATGACCCCACCGACGATGAGCTTCAGGACTACAGCGAGAAGGTGCGTTCGCGCATCAAGGAACTGACGCATGCCCGTCACGATGAGCGGCGTGCCAAGGAAACCCTGGAGCGGCAGCACAACGAAGCCATCAGAGCCGCACAGGCGCTGGTCGATGAGAACAAGAAGCTCAAGGAGCAGTTGACCCAAGGGCAGACTGGGTTTATCTCCCAAGCGCAGAAGCTGGCGGAGGTGGAGGTCGAGAAGGCCAAAGCCGCGCTCAAGGCTGCACATGAGGCGGGGGATACCGAAGCCTTTGTGGACGCCCAGGCCAAGCTCAACGAAGCGGTCTTCAACCAACAACGCGTCAAGGCATTCAAGCCCCCCTTGCAAAGGGCGGCGGAACCTGATAACGTGTCGGCACAACAGGCCGCGCCTACGACACCGGTTCAGCAACCTGATGCCAAGTTTGTCGCTTGGAAGCAGAAGAACCCGTGGTTCGGTGAAGACGATGAGATGACGAGCTTGGCGTTCGGCCTGCACAACAAGCTCGCCAAAACTGGCATGACTCTCGGATCGGACGAGTACTACTCAGTCATCGACCGGAGGATGCGGCAAGTCTTCCCGGACAAATTCGAGTCCCCCGTGGACAGGTCGGAGACCCCGACCAGAAAACCCGCTACGGTTGTAGCGCCATCGAGCAGGGCAACGTCGGCCAAAAAAGTCGTGCTGACGCAGAGTCAACTGTCCACTGCCAAGCGACTTGGGCTCACCCCCCAACAATACGCACAAGCTGTTGCGGAACTGACGAGGAATGAGAATGCCTGAGACCCCACGGATCCCCCGCGAGTTTGAGACTCGCGCCAAGGCGGAGCGTCCCAAGACGTGGATGCCTGCTGAACTGTTGCCGGATCCCCCCAAGGATCCCAACTACGCGTACCGCTGGATTCGTGTCAGCACCTTGGGTACCGCCGACCCGAGGAACATCTCTTCCAAGATCCGCGAAGGCTGGGAACCTGTCAAGGTTGCAGATCACCCTGAATATGCTCACCAGTGTGACGACAAGCCTCGTCTTCCTGGCAGCGTGGAGGTTGGTGGCCTGCTGCTTTGCCGAACCCCCAAAGAACTCGTTGATCAACGGAATGCCTTCTACACCGGTCAGGCGACGGGGCAGATGGAGTCTGTGGACAACACCTTCATGCGCGAGAACGATCCCCGGATGCCGCTGTTCAAACAGCGTCGTTCCGAAGTGTCGTTCGGACGCGGTCAATGATTCAGGAGTCATAAATGGCTTACCCCACGATTGACAAGCCCTACGGGCTTCGTCCGGTCAATCTGATCGGTGGTCAGGGTTTCGCTGGTTCTACTCGCATGATCCCGATTGCGAGCGGTCTGGCAGAGAACCTGTTCTACGGTCAGCTTGTTCAGCTCAACACCACCTCCACCGGCACGGTGATCTCCAGCACGCTGACGTACAACTCGACGTCGCCGGTTCTGGGAACCATCGGTGTCTTCCTGGGCTGTGAGTACAGCCCGCCCTCGGGTCCGATCTTCGGCAAAATTCGTTCGCAGTATTGGCCTACCGGCACGGTTGCGTCGGACGCTGTGGCCTACATCTGCGACGATCCGGACACCGTCTTCGAGGCAGTGGCTGTGGGCAACCCGGGCGGCGCTACCGCCAGCCTGACGCCCATCGCTCTCGGCGCCAACTTCCTGGGCTCTAACCTGTTCCCGGTTACCGCCAACAGCGGCTCGACCTCGACGGGCGACTCTTTCGTGGGTCTGTGCCCGGGCGCAAGCAATGCGCTGACCCGCACGACCGCTCCGTTCCGCATCGTCCAGATGATCCCGGATTCGGCGCAGTCTGTGCAGACGAACTGCTCGACCTCGGGCGCCAGCACAACGGTCACGCCTACGTCAGTGACCGGTATCAAGGCTGGCATGCTGCTGACCTACACCGGTTCGACGGGCGCGAACTACGTCACTGCGGTTGGCGCCACTACCATCACGGTTGCCACGGCGATCACGCTGAGTGCAGTCGATGTCACCTTCACGGGCACTCCTGAAGTGCTGGTGAAGTGGAACTTCGGCTACCACTCGTACTACAACGCGGCCACCGCCTGATAAGGAGTACGAATCATGGCAATTTCTCGTGCCCAGCTCCTCAAGGAGCTTCTCCCCGGTCTGAACGCTCTGTTCGGTCTGGAGTACAAGCGCTACGGCGAAGAGCACAAGGAGATCTACGAAACGGAGACCTCCGACCGCTCGTTCGAAGAAGAGACCAAGCTCTCCGGGTTCTCTGCTGCTCCGGTGAAGAACGAAGGTCAGGCCATCTCCTACGACAACGCGCAGGAAGCCTGGACCGCTCGTTACAACCACGAGACCATCGCTATGGGCTTCTCCATCACCGAAGAGGCGATGGAAGACAACCTGTACGACAGTCTGTCGGGGCGGTACACCAAGGCCCTCGCCCGGGCTATGGCGTACACCAAGCAGGTCAAGGCTGCCGCCATCCTGAACAACGGTTTCAACACCGCCGTGACCTACGGCGACGGCCAAGCCCTGTTCAGCACCGCTCACCCGCTGGTGTCTGGTGGCACGAACAGCAACCGTCCTTCGACGAATGCTGACCTGAACGAAACGTCCCTCGAAGCGGCTGTGATCCAGATCGCTGGTTGGACGGACGAGCGTGGTCTGCTCATCGCCGCCAAGCCCCGCAAGCTGATCGTGCCCCCGGCGCTCCAGTTCGTTGCTACCCGTCTGTTGGAGACCAACCTCCGTGTTGGCACCACCGACAACGACATCAACGCCCTGAAGAACAACGGCAGCGTCCCCGAGGGCTACACCATCAACCACTGGTTGACGGACACCAATGCGTGGTTCCTGACGACGGACGTCCCGAACGGTCTGAAGCACTTCGTGCGGGTGCCCCTGGCAACCAGCATGGACGCTGACTTCGACACCGGCAACAGCCGCTACAAGGCCCGTGAGCGTTACAGCTTCGGCGTGAGCGATCCGCTGGGTGCCTTCGGTTCCCCGGGCGCCTGATACCCAGGTGCGTGTCCAAGGCCCGCTTCGGCGGGCCTTTTCTTTTGCCTCTCAATATGTTAGGCTCGGGCATAGCCCGAACGGGCGCCCGAGAACCATCACAGCCCGCCGACTGACTCGGCAGACCTCCCTCAAGGACGGCGGGTGCAGATTGAGGAAAAACCATGAGCTTCTCGACTTTCTCTGGTCCGCTCCGCTCGGGCACCCAACGCTACGGCGCTGGCACGAACACCGGTCTGCCGGTTCTGACGCAATCAGCCAACGTTGCCTCCTCTGTGATGACCGGGTCGCCCACGGCGCAAAATCTGTTCACTCTCCCGGCAGGTTCCAAGATCTTGCGTTTCACGGTTGAGAAGACGACGGCCATTTCTGGCGGGTCGGTCAGTGCGGTGAACACGACCTTTGGTAATAGCGGCACTGCCAATGCGTATCAGACCACGATTGACATCGGTTTGACCACGGCGCAGACTGCTCGGGCCACGTTGGACGCCGCGCTGGTATCTTCGGCTACCAACAACATTGGTACAACTGATGTGGTGGTGACGGGTACGTTCACTGCGGCGGGCGGTAACCCCACTGCTGGTGCGGTAGTGGTGACGGTGGAATACATCCAACGTGCGGACGATGGCGCTCAAGCACCGACCACCTTCCAGAACTGATCCCGACCCCGCTTCGGCGGGGTTTAGCCTTTAGGGGCCACCATGCGTCCTGTACGTGTATCTCTTTCGTCCCAGACGGTATCGCCGCCCATCCCGCTGGATGTGAACCAAGGCCCATTTAACGTGGGTGTTGGCGTCGCGCTGTCCGCAGGGGCATCCCTCACCTATTCGGTGCAATATACGTTTGACGACGTCTGGGCACCCGGGTTCAGTCCGTCCTCCGCTGTATGGTACTCTCTTATTAGTTTGGCGTCGAAGAGCGCCTCGCTGGACGGCAACTTCGCGTATCCGGTGACGGCTATTCGTCTGGACGTGAGCGTTTACGGAGGCGGCACGGCGACGATGACAGTCATCCAAGCGGGCATGCCCGGGAGGTAATTATGAGTATTGACGTCGGAGCTATCCGCAAATTTCAGAACATGTGGGAGCCGCTACTGGAGTCGCTTCCAGCGGTTCTTGAGGCTGTCGCAAAGAAAAGCGATTTCGACCGTGGTCTGGCCGAGCAGAAGCTCGCCTTCGAGAAGGCGCAGCAAGATGTCGCCAACGCTTACGCCCGGGCAGACAAGTACGTCGCGGATGCCGAGGCAGCGTTTGAGCGCGTGCAGGCGGACCACACCAGCTTCATGGAAGCGGCTGCAGCACAGCGTGCATCCGAGAATGAGGTTCTGGCGTCTCAGCAGGCTGACACCAAGGCAAAGCTGGCTGCGTTGAACCAGAAGCTCGCCGATGCCCAGCAGAAGCTGGATAGCGTCAACGCCGAGTACGAAGCCAAGCTGGTGCAGGCGCAGGCAGATCACGACGCAGCCCTAGCCGTGATGGCGGCTGAGATCAAGGCCACCGAGGACCGCAGGGCCAAGGCGGAGAAAGCGCTCGACACGCTGAGAGCCAAGCTGGGGTGATCTGATGCCGGTCGGAAGCCTAAGCGGGGTCAGTCATGTTCAGGACAGTGGTGAACAGGAGTACACCCATGTGATGGCTACCGTCACCGCGTCTGGCTCGACCACCCTGTACACCCCGGCATCAGGAGCTAGGATCCGTTTACACTGGTCCTATGCCATCAACGACCCCAGTGCTTCCTCCAACCCACTCATCAAGATCTTCCTCGGCGCCGAGGAAAAGTTCCGCGTTTACGCGCTCAGTAAGCGGCAGACCGTGACAGGCCCCGTGGATGGCGCGTTGATCGTCAACCTGAGTGCGGCGGGAAGTGTCGCAGTGACTGTTTTGCTTGAGGAAATCTAGAAATGGCCGCATACAACAAGTTCAACGACTTTTCTGAGCAGCTTGCAAACGGCGCTCAGAACTTCGCCACGGACGTTTACAAGATCGCCTTGAGCAACACTGCTCCAGTGGCGACGAACACGATCCTGTCTAACATCACGCAGATCAGCGCGGGCAACGGGTACACCTCGGGTGGATCTACCACGACGATCACCCTCGCAGAGGTCACGGGTACTACGACCGTCAGTGGCACCCAGGTGGTGTTTACGGCGTCTGGCGGCAGCATCGGCCCATTCCGGTACGTCGTGCTGTACAACGACACCACTACAAGCCCCAGCAAGCCGTTGGTCGCGTGGTGGGACTACGGTAGCAGCATCACACTGGCAGACGGCGAAACGTTCACCGTCAAGTTCTCGAACACCACGCCTGGGGCAATCTTCACGCTGGCTTGATCATGGTCAAGATCGACTTTGATTTCGACACCCCTCACGGGATGTTCCGCGACGCTCTTTATTTGCCTGACGATCACACTTTTACAGAGGCTGAGATCCAGGCGATGAAGGAGCAGCGGCGGGACAACTGGATCGCCATCGTCACAGCCCCGCCCGTAGAGGAGCCCGCGCCCGAGTACATCGAGATCGATGGCGTCCGCTATGTGAGGGCGTGACATGGCCGACAGATACTGGGTCCCCCTCGGGACGGGTAACTGGAACAGTACCACCAATTGGTCCGCCACGTCTGGAGGGGCGTCAGGTGCGTCTGTGCCTACATCTGCAGACAATGTAATTTTTGACGCAAACTCGGGTTCCGGAGCGGCGCATTACACCGTCACCGTGACGGACAACGCTACTTGCGCTAATTTTACGTTTACACCAGAAAATCTGATTGGTGTTACCGAGTTTATCGTAGATAACGGATTTGTTATTGCAGGAACTTTTTCTGCTACGGGCGTTGGCACAGGAGGATACCAAAGAGTTTTATTCAGATCTTCAACTTACGGTTTGATGCGTGATATACAGATTGCCGTCATCGGTACGGTAATCGACGCAGACTTCCGTGATATACGTATCACTGGCGCGGGAGGCACATTATCTGGTACGCGTATTGGCGATCTCAAAGGTAACGCTAATATTACTTTTAGTGCGCCAAAAACCGTATACTGGACTCGAACAGCTTCGGGCGGAATTGTTTGGAACAATAACGCATGGTCTAATACCCCAACAGGGGCTACTAACAGTATATATTTCCCGTTAGCGCAGGATACGGCCGTATTTACCAATTTTGCAACAATTGGGCTTATTACGTTTGATGCGGCAATTCCTTATACGGGCACAATCGATGTTTCCGCAAGATCAACTGCTACGACATTTGTAAATGCGACCACATTTTCCCTGTATGGCAATTGGCTTTTTAATGCGTTGACTACCCTAAATGCGGGAACCACGTTTGTAATGCGTGGGAGAAAAACACAGGTACTCAATACCGCAGGTAGAACTTTTAATTCCCCTTTAGAAATTGACACCTTTAACGGTAGCGTTGAGCTAGGTGCCGCACTTAGCATGGGGAGTAATACCCTCACCGTCACCAATGGCACCTTCAACACTAAGAACTACAACGTCACCGCCGCCTCTTTGTCGTCCAGCAACAGCAATGTCAGGGCTATTACGCTTGGTAGCAGTACGGTAACATTAAGCGGCACAACGCCGATAGTATTTACTACTAGTACAAATCTAACAGTAACCCCAGGCTCATCTCAGATTAATTTAACATCAGCATCAAATACTACATTTGCTGGTGGAGGTTGTACATTTAATAATGTATCTTACACAAATACTTCGGCCTCATTGACACATCTTATCAGTGGTACTAATACATTTACAAATCTAACTTTTAATCCACCTGCAGCTATTGGAATGATGTTGTTTGGTTTCTCCGAAAATCAAACTATTACAGGCACTCTTACAGCTAATGGGGCAATTGCTGTTGGTGGTTTTAATAATCCGTCGCGTAGAATATTTTTGCGTTCAAGTGTTTTAGGCACACAACGCACATTGAATGTTGGCACGCTGAGTGCAACAGACTGTGATTTTAGAGATATTGCAATTACTGGAGCAGCGGCAAGTTCTTCTCAGACCAGGGCTGGAAATTGTGGCGGCAATAGTGGAATCACCTTTCCTGCAGCCAAAACAGTTAGTTACAATAGTGGAAATGGTAGCTACGGCGATTCCGCTTACGGTGGTATCAGCAACTGGCCCCTTGCACAAGACACACTACGATTTACGGACTCTTCAAATATTGCTTTTACATTTTTTATAGATGGTGCATTTAATATTGGAACAATGGATTTTAGTCAGTTAACTACGGGTAACTATACAGTCACATTTACAGTAGTTCCTACATTTTATGGTGGACTGATTTTAACTACCAGAAGTCCAAATTTTGGAGGCACTAATAACCTCACATTTTCTGGACGTGGTTCTCATGTTTATACTCAAAGCGGTATTACTACTAGTCACGGTATAACAATTGATAATGTAAGTGGCACTCTAACACTTGGGGCTGCACTGACCATGAACAGTGCACGAAGTTTGGTTCTAACAACTGGAACATTTGACGCAGCTACTTACAATGTAACAACAGGAATATTTAGTTCTAACAATTCTAATGTTAGAACTTTAAGAATGGGTTCTGGAACTTGGTCTTTTAGTGGTACCGGATCAGGTGTTGTTCACTGGGACGTAACAACCACAACAAATTTGACGTTCTATAAAGGCACCGCAAATATTATTCAAGGAAATAATAACAATAACGCTCGAACATTTGCCGGCGGCGGTCTATCTTATAACAAATTTACGTTTGCTGGAGCACAAACAAACACTACTACGTTTACCGGAAACAACCAATTTACAGAATTTGCCTCGACTAAAACTATTGCGTTTACCATTGCCCTTGGCAGCACAACGCAGACCTTTGGCAAGTGGACGGTGACGGGCACTGCAGGCAATGTCGTCACGCTTACCGGCACAGGCACGGCGCACGTTCTTGCTGGAGCCTGTACCAGCGGCATTGACTACCTTGCGATGGGCTCAATTGGCTTTGCTGCCACAAGTCCTGGCGAGTTCTACGCAGGGGCCAACAGCACGGCAACCGCTGCGGTTGCTCCGGTCTATCTGACCGCCAAGCCTGCCGACAGCACACGCTACTGGGTAGGTGGCACAGGCAACTGGAGCGACACGGCACGCTGGTCTACGTCATCTGGTGGGGCTTCTGGGGCTTCTGTGCCACGCAGCCATGATGATGTTGTCTTCGACAGCGCGTCTAACGCCACAGCCTACACAGCCACGGTGAATGCGGTCACTGGTGGCATCAGGATGAAGTCTCTGACCATTGCCGGCCCTGCAAGCGGCAACGTGACGCTGGCGGGCAGTACAGCTATTGACGGTATTCATGGCAATGTGACGCTGCCTGCGACAGGGCTGACTCGGACTTACACAGGCGCTATCACGCTGTCGGGGTCTACGTCGGGGTTGACGCTGACGACTAATGGTGTTGCGTTGGCAAATAATTCTATACTTAATATTAATGGTGTTGGTTCTTCGTGGTCATTGGGAAGCGCGTTGTCAGGAACAGTGTTTTTAAGTATAAGTAATGGTGATTTTGACACTGCAAACTATAATGTCACTATAGCCGCTATTTCTTTCCCGGAAACAACTAGCACTGTGGCGTTTGGTTCTTCAACCATTTCATTAAATAATACCAATCCATTTTACCATACCAGTGGTTCAAGTTCAAAGTCATTAAATCTTACGTTTAATGCAGGTACTTCTCTAATAAATTTTACAGCTTCTAGTATTACACAAACCTGGAATACTCCAATAACTTTTTATGATGTAGATTATACTTCTACAACTGTTTCCAATATTACCAGTTTTAATGCGGCTATTACGTATAGAAATCTAACACTGGCCGCACCTACTAGTTCAGGGCTTACTAACCATATTTTTAGAGAAAATGCGACCATCACCGGCACCCTCACCTGCTCGGCAGGCACCAACGCCACGATGCGTCACTTCGTCCGCTCTGACGCCATTGGCACCACACGCACGCTCACCTGCGCTGCTGTCAGCCTCACTGACGTCGACTTCAGAGACATCACCATAGCCGGTGCAGCAGCGCCAGCAACAGGCACGCGCATTGGGGACTGCAAGGGCAACAGCGGCATTACGTTCACGGCTGCGGCGAACAAGTATTGGAACCTCGCTGCTGGCGGTAACTGGGGTGGTGCTATTGGATGGGCTACAAGCAGCGGCGGCACGCCTGCG